ACAAAGTAAGAACTGTTGGTGAAGTGGTAGCTGTTAATTCTGGCCCAATAGAACAACCTGCAAACACCATTGATACCATCCTTACACCAATGCTTGGTTGGGACAGTGTAATCAACCCTGTTGCAGCCGTTCCCGGTGAAGATCGTGAGACAGATGAGCAACTTCGTCTACGGTTCCGTAACGGTAAGTTTGAACGTGCAACTAATACCTATGATGCTATCTACTCTGCACTCATCAATCTGGATAATGTTACTGAAGTAACTATCTATGAGAATGATACTAGTGTTGTAGATGGTAATGGTGTTCCGGCTCATAGCTTTCTTCCCATCGTCTCTGGTGGGTTGAGCCAAGCCATTGGTAATGCTATTTGGGAGAATAAACCAACTGGTATTCTGAGTTATGGTAATACGAGCGTCAGTGTAACAGATAACCAAGGCGGGACACACACTGTAAGTTTCTCTCGTCCTAATCCTGTGGTTATTTACATCAGCATGGATATCACTACAGATGTGAACTTCCCAGCGAACGGTAATGACTTGATCCGTAGTAATTTGATTGCTTACTTCCAAGCTAACTTTGGTACTGGTGACGATGTAATCTACAGCCGTTTGTATACGCCCATAAATTCCGTGGCAGGACATCAAGTAAACAGCTTGACTATAGGAACTTCTCCAAGTCCTGTTGGAGTTTCTAATATTGTAGTTCCATTTGATAGCATTGCGAGCATTAGTGCTGTAAATATCGTCATCACGTAATTTAAGTTGCCTTTTCTTTGAAAGTCTGATAGAATTTAAGGTCAAATTTTAATGAGGGGCAATTTAATTTAATGAAAACTTTATATCACGGCAATAGGCACAAGACCACGGAGATGGTACAAGAAGAAATTTATGACATTGGATTGAAAATAAAAATTCTTGGTCCGTATATCAAAGCCAAAACCCCCGTCAATTGTCTTTGCGAAGTATGTGGACACACTTGGATTGGTACAGCCAACAGCCTACTATCAGGGCAAGGCTGCAACAATTGTGCTGGACGTATTAACCCAACTATTGAAGAGCTTCAGAAACAGCTAGATGAGTTAGGTAAACGATTCACAGTGTCTGGACCTTTTGTAAAAAGCACGGACAAGCTTTTAGTTACTTGTGTAGATTGTGGTTTTGAATGGAAAGCTATCTCAAACAGCCTTCGCCGGGAGTCCTATGGCTGCTCAGAATGTCGTAAGTCTCTGCGACCGGTCAAAGTGAAACCTGAGCCTAAAGTAAGGCCTAAAAAAGATAAGATCGAAAAACCGAAGTTACCAACAAGAGCCGAACGATCTTACGAGGGATTTTATTCCAAACTTGAAGAAAGAGGCATTAGGTTTACTCTTATCTCTGACTTCGTAGATTACAAAACAAAGATTCATGTTTTCTGCAACGAATGTGAAACGATGTCTTTGAAAGGACCAAGTAGTATTTTATTGGACGCCTGTGCAATATGTTCAAGAAAGGCCAAGGGGTCTTTAGAAAAAGTTCAGGCTAAGCTTAATGAAAATAACAGGAATATTACCGTTTCTGGTACATATACAAATGCCTTCGGTAAGCTAGATTGTCATTGTAAAGTTTGCGGATGCGATTGGTCTACAAACCCCCACAATCTTGATAGAACAGGTTGCCCCTCTTGTGCATTAACCGGATATGATCCTAATAAACCGGGATATTTATACTATCTCAGAGTTTCTGATAATAGTGATGTTTATTGGAAAATTGGGATAACAAATATTGGCCTTAAGGGGAGATTTCGTCCTGCCGACAGGGAGTTAATTGAAGTTTTATATTGTCACCTATTTGATGATGGATTTGTTGCCCAGAAGGCTGAAAGAAATATTCTAGACATGTTCTCCGAATATCGAGCTGAGAATGTAAATCTACTTCGTGCAGGAAATACGGAACTTTTCACAAAGGATGTCCTGCAAATGGATCATTTATCTTCTTGGAGTATATAAATGGCAACAAATTTGTTTTTGATAGAGGATTATCTATCTGTTGCTAGATCTAGAACGACGCAACAATTTTCACTAGATGTTGATGGCACTGGCCCAATTGTCTTTGACAAATATATCCAACTCCTCCTTGGCGGAAAACTTGAACTCCAAGAAGTCTTTCGTCAGCTCATGCAAGAGCGTTCGATTGACACTGCTGTTGGTGCCCAACTAGACATCATCGGTGAAATTGTAGGTCAACCAAGAGAGCTTATTGATACAGCCCTTCTCACTTACTTTGCATATCTTGGTTATCCAGATGCAGAGTCTTACGGTGATTTGAATGATAGTGGTCTTGGTGGTTATTATAGAGGTATCAATGAACCTCTTGCTGGTAACACTCTTCTTAATGATGAGCAATATAGGCTTTTCATTAAAGCTAAGATCATCAAGAATAGCACCAATGCAACACCTAACCAACTGTTAGATTTCATCAAGTTTGTTTTTGGTAGTGACCAGAACCAACTTACAGAAGAAGGTGATGCATCTTATACACTTCTAGTTGGTAAAGAGCTTAGTACTTTCGAAAAGACGATGCTCACCTATGTCAGCTACTCCAGCGGCTATCCCTCAAGGTTTGTTCCTAAACCAATTGGTGTGAGAGTTAACTATGGTACATATGTAGCTGGAGAGGCTTTTGCATTCCAAGGTGTTCCGGGGGCTAAAGGCTACGGAGACCTAAATGGCTTCGCAACAGGCACTTATGGGTATGGTCTTGGGTATGGTTTATTTTATGGGGAGAGCGACTATGGATTGGGTACACCCACTTGGTCCTACTACCACGATGGCTCAACTCTGCACGATGGCTCTACCACCCATTCATCTATACCGACATATCCCGGCTTTGTTGAAGAGGTGGGTGGTAGATATGCCTCTTTGCTCTAGGAAATATTTTAAAGGATTCGTCCAAAGGACAACAAAATGACAAATTTAATTGAAAATCCAGTGTACGAACCGGGAATTTTCCAGTTAGAAACTGATACACCTGTTCAAGGTGGGCCTGTTGGATTTAACCTTGGAGTCCCAACTACAGGCTTCGATAATGCTCAAGCCCAACAGTTGGCGAATCGTACCGCATTCTTAAATAATAATAAGGCATCTCTTACAGACTTAGCTAATCCCGCCCTCGGTTCTTCGTTAGTAGCTGCACCATCAGCAGGAACGGTATCCCAAGCGTTAAGCATGGTATCAGTTGCGCAATTTGGTGCAGATGGAATTGGAAATGAAACAACTCAATTTCTAAATGCTGTAGCTGCTGCTGTTACTGCGGGTCATAAAAGAGTATTCATTCCCTTTCCTGCTTTCACTGTTAACTCCGGGGTTGACTGTCAAGGTTGTGAAATCTATGGGTCTGATACTGACTTAACCGGATACCTGATCAACCACAAAGGCCTTTTTAATATAAAGGCCTTTACGATCAATCAGTCTTTCTCAACAAAGTCAGACGAAATTCCAGTAGATAAAACCTCAAAACTGCTGTGGCGTCAGTCAGCTACTAACGATTATTGTATTGTTCAGAAACCGCGCGGTTATGCGTTGTTGGGCTTCGCTATAAACTCAACAACTACTAGTGAATCTTTAGCAACAACTACAAGCGAGCCTAATCGTCGTCGTCTCACCGAAGTTCTAGATGCAATTTGGGCAGGAGTATACAAGTTTACCTCTTCGGCAGAAAGTGGCACCTGGACAACCCAATCCATTGCCAACCCAGCAAATATCATCCCAGCCTATACCTCTGGACGAGCGCTTACCAGTAGATTCGCAACGCAGAACGGGAACTACACTGAATACTTGGTTTTCCCTAAAGATGGTATGGTGCAGTTTGCGCTTTTTACTGGATCGTCTTCTACAGCCACAGCCACTGTAAGTGTAAACGGAACTCTGGCAGCAACAATTGCACCTGTCTCGGCAGTTGCTAGTACAATCAAGGTGTACAGTATTTCTGCACTCGGTAATCCGGATTCGCAAGCCGTCACTGTCCGAATTACTCATACCGGTACAAACGGCACGCGGTTGCAAATTATTGGTGCCAACTTTTATGAACTGAAAGATTGGGATGGGACTGAAAGTGACACATTCGCTTATTTTCGTAACTCGGCTTGGGTAGATTATTTAACCCAATCCTCTGCGAACGATTGTGTGATCCGTGAGTTCAACAGTAACCTATATGGTATTAGTTATCACGGAGGAGAAACCGGAATCGTAAGTGACTGGTATTCAAATCACACTACAGTGTCGCCTGCTGTTGACGGCTATGTGGTGACGAAGGATTTGGTTCATAAGAACAAGGCGGACATTAGTTGGGCCGCGTTTGGTGGTGGTGCAATTACTATCCGTGCAGATTGGATTCCAAAGTTTGGTGGCGTGAGCCATGCGGCCCGTGTGACTGGTAACGTTTTGGTTAACGAATTATATACCCACATGTTCGGTACGCCAGAATCCTTCACAGAATGTGTAGAGCCTCGATATGTAGACTTCACTGGCATATCCAATGGTGTACGCACGCCGGTAGGTAGAACAACCAATGTTACTATGCGGAACCCCACAACAGGGCAAGAAATTCGCTCCCACCTATCTATCTACGAGCGTGAACAGAACCGCTATGGTGGGGTACATATCTGGAAAGTTATTGGTAGCTACCTTAAACAATATGGTGCCATCTCTCTGAATGGTAAGATGCTGATCACGGACTTAAGCTTGGTTAGTGGATTTAGTTTTCGGTGAGCAACTTTAAATACATATACGGACAAAGAAAATGAGCATATTGGTAATTGAAGCTTTCGAAATTGCTGCAAATGGATACCTTGATCTGACAGTTGATAACACTCATCAGTACACAAATCCAGAAACTATTGCAGCATTTTGGGCTTGGGGAAAGTCTCGTGAGAGTGTAGTTGTTAGCCTGCCTGCTCCGATTGCAGCAGATTCTCCTGACATTGTAGACGAAAGCTATGAAAAAGACCTTTTCACGCGAGAACAGATTATCGAGATTATTGGAGCTGCTGGCGTGTCTTTGCAATAAATAAGTATTCCATAAGCACCCCACAAGGAACAAGTAAATGAGCGAGATTTCAAAACCCGACTACACAACACTGTGGTCCTCGGGGGGTGCTATTGTAGCCCCTAGCAACACTAAAATTCAAACTGGCTGGACTGCTGAGGTTCCTCCATTCCAATGGGAAAACTGGTCGCAGAATCGTCAAGATCAGGCTATTGCCCACATTCTCCAGCATGGTGTTTCTGTTTGGGATGCTGTTACAGAGTATCAAGCAAATAAGAGTTATGTAACCGGCAGTAACGGAACTATCTATAAGGCCCTAACCACTAATACAAACATCAACCCAACTACGGATGGTGGAACCAACTGGTCTTCGGCTATTGTTCCTTCTGCAACAGATACTCTTGCTGGTATTGTTGAACTAGCAACCTCTGCTGAAGTTTTGTCTGGCACTGATG